CGGAACCCACCCGCGCCCCGGCTCGACCGGGTGCCCCCAAACGCAAGGACGCTCCCCATGCAGATCGAACTCCGCCCCCTCTCCGACCTCCGCCCCTACGAGGCCAACCCGCGCATCAACGACGACGCCGTCGATGCGGTCGCCACCTCGCTCCGCCAGTTCGGCTTCCGCCAGCCGATCGTGGTCGACGAGGCGGGCGTCATCGTCTGCGGCCACACGCGCTGGAAGGCGGCGCAGCGGCTCGGGCTCGACAAGGTGCCGGTCCATGTCGCCAAGGATCTGACGCCCGAGCAGGTCCGGGCGTACCGCATCGCCGACAACAAGACCGCCGAGCTCGCCGAGTGGGACATGGACCTGCTCGCGGTCGAGCTCGGCGCGCTGAAGGACCTCGACATCGACCTGGCCTCGCTCGGCTTCGACGAGGACGAGCTCGCCACGCTCCTCGCGGGCGACCTCAGGGACGGGCTCACCGATCCAGACGCGGTGCCCGCGCCGCCCGACGAGGCGATCACGCGGCCGGGCGACCTGTGGCTGCTCGGCGAGCATCGGCTCCTGTGCGGAGACTCGTCGAGGCCGGAGGACGTCGACCGGCTGCTCGCGGGCCAGCCGATCCATCTCGTCAACACCGATCCGCCGTACAACGTGAAGGTCGAGCCGCGCTCGAACAACGCCATCGCGGCAGGGCTGTCGTCCTTCGCGCCGACGCCAGCGACGCACCACCAGTCGATGGACCTCGCGCGGCACCCCGAGAAGGCCAGGGCGACGCACCGCAAGCTCCGCGCGAAGGACCGGCCGCTGGCCAACGACTTCGTGACCGACGACGAGTTCGTGCGGCTGCTCGACGCCTGGTTCGGGAACATCGCCCGCGTGCTGCTTCCCGGCCGCGCGTGCTACTGCTGGGGCGGATACGCGAACGTGGCGAACTATCCGCCGGCGCTCAAGAAGGCGGGCCTCTACTTCTCGCAGACGATCATCTGGCACAAGCAGCACCCCGTGCTGACCCGGAAGGACTTCATGGGAGACCACGAGTGGTGCTTCTACTCGTGGAGGGAGGGCGCCGCGCACGTATTCCTCGGCCCCAACAACATCCCCGACGTCTGGCCGATCAAGAAGATCCCGCCGCAGCAGATGGAGCATCTCACGGCCAAGCCCGTCGAGCTCGCCGTGCGCGCCATGCAGTACTCGTCGCGGCCCAGCGAGAACGTGCTCGACCTCTTCGGCGGGAGCGGCTCGACGCTGATCGCGGGCGAGCGGACGGGGCGCAAGGCGTTCCTGATGGAGCTCGATCCGCTCTACTGCGACGTCATCTGCGATCGGTTCCAGCGCTTCACAGGCGTTGCGGCGGTGCTCGAGCGGACGGGCGAGTCCCCGATCCCGATGAAGCCCCGCGAGGAGAGCATGCGATGACGGCGCGCCGCCGGAAGGCGCGGGACGCTCGGGCCGACGAGAAAGCCCCGGCGACCGCCGAGGCGTGAGGGATGCCGATGCCGAACTCAGCGACCCGTCGATCCCTCTTGGGCCTTGATCTGCCCCACCGCGAACTCCGCGATCGCCTGCTCGGCGCTGAACCCGTCGGCGGCGCGGAGGCGGTTGGCGGTGCCGTCGTCGCGCACCAGCCCGCAGCCCCGCATGAACTCGACGGCGAGGTGCACGGTCATCCAGTCGCGGTGCGAGCCCGTCGCCACCTCGTCGACCACGAACCATTTCCCCTTCGCGTCCTCGATCGCGTAGGCGACCTGCTCGATGTCGTCGACGTCGCAGGCGTGCTCCTCGGTCGCACCGCTGGCATGCATGGCGACGCGCACGAGCGTTCCGTTCCTGAACTCGAGGCGAGGGCTGGCGGCGCTCATCGGCGCCTCGTCGGCGGCGAGCAGGGCGCGCTCGAGGTCGTCCCACTCCTCGCAGGTCTCCATGTCCTGGCGCCTGGCGGCGGCGAGCGCCGACGCGGCCTTGACCAGATCTGCGAACCGGGCGTCTGTCGTGGTCACGGGTCACGCTCCCTTCCCGGTGGCGGCGAACATCCCTCGGTCGGTCTTGCGGAACCTCGCCTGCGTTCCCTTCCGCGCGATCTCGCGGATGATGGCGGCGTAGAGCGTGGCCTCGGGCGTCCTGCCGCCGGGGCTCTTCCAGAGTCCGGCGCCGGCCATTGCGGCGATCATCTCGGCGGCGTTCATGGGCCTGGCCGCCTTGGCGAGGACGGTCGCCGCCGCGTCGAGGGCGCTGGTGCGCCTGGCCTTTCTGTCCTTCGGGGGCTTCGGGGCCTTCGACGGCTTCACCTTCGGCGTCGGCTTCCCGTCGTCTGCGAGGCGCTCCCCGATCTCGGCGAGCGCCGTCTTGCGGAGGCGCTCGGTCTTCGCCGCTCCCTCGACGCGGGCCGCGCCCTGCGACTTGCGAGGGGACTTCCTCGTGGCGGACTTGGCGGTGGTGGACTTCTTCGACATGGTCATGCTCCTTCTGGAGTGGTGAGAAACAGCGAAGCCCGCGACGTGCGGGCTTCAGGTGACTGGCGTGATCCGGATCTCCCGGCCGCAGGCCGGGCATTGGCATCGGGTCGGCGTTCGACGCTTCCGTTCAGCGTCGCGGCCTGCGTCGCGCCCGGCCTCGTAGGCGGCGGCGAGGGCCTGCTCGACCATCCACACCGCGACCTCGCGGAAGTCGTCGCCGCTGCGGCGGGGCTCGAAGGTGTCGATCTCGAAGAGGAGGTCGCGCCTGGCGATCGTGAGGATCGCCGCGTCGCGGACGGCGTCGCGCTCGGCGCTCATGGTCGGAGTCCTTCCCGGCGGCCCGCGGCAAGCCCGTCGATCGCGTTGACGAGGATGTCGACGGCGGGCTTCGCGTCGCGCATCGCCGCGAAGCGGGCGAGCGCCATCTCGAGCTCGAAGGCGCTGCCCTGGAGGATGCCGCAGGTGTTGGGCATCTCGCCCGCATCGAGGCGGCGCTCGGCCTCGTCGAGGCTGCGGCGAATCCACTCGATCTTCGCGCGGATGTCGGCCTTCGCGTCGTCGGCGATCGACTCGATCGATCGCTTCGCGTACGCGACCTGCCATTCGTGCTCGTCGGTTCGGTTGGTCATGGCGTTCTCCGTGGTTGTTCGTGTTCCCGTTCACTCCGCGTCGGCGAGGAAGGCGTCGATGGCCTCGCGGTCCATCCCGCTGATGAACGCGACGGTGTCGATCAGGTCGCTGCGGACCTTCTCGAGGTTGCCCGCGAGCCCCCGGTTGCGCGGGTCGTGCTTGGCCCGCGCGTCGTGCCTCTCGAGTTCCATGTCGAGGACGTCCATCAGGCGGGCGATGTCGTTGCGGGTGGCTGCGTACGCGTCGGTGGCGTTCTCGCGGGGCTGGCTGGTCTTCCTGGTCATGGCGTTCTCCGTTGGTCGTTCGCGGGTGGGTCGCGGGGTCGGGGCGTCCCGTCCGCGTTGCACACACAAGGGCATGACCGCGCGAGGACATCAAGGCGGATCGCCGCGATTCCGCCGAGAGTGGGCGATGAGTGGGCAACTGTCCGCCTCGATCTCGGGTGTCGCGGGAACATGCGTCCGAAAGGTGGCCATGTCGGCGGGAGGTCCGCATGGCTGAGGCTGCCACCGGCGGGGGAAGGAAGAGTCCCGCGGCGCTCGACATCGACGACGCGGTGCGGCTGCTGCGCGCCTCCGGCTCGCGGCATGCGAGCGCCGAGCGCGTGCGCGCCGACATCGACGCGGGCGCACCGACGAACGTCGACGGGACGGTCAACCTCGTCCACTACGGCGCGTGGCTCGCGCGGCAGGCGACGGCGTCGGAGGCGCACCGTGGCAACTGACGTGCGCCGTCTCCGTGCGGGCGAACTCTGTCGCCTGCTCAACTCGACGCCGCTCGGCGAGTGCCTCGGCGAGCGGCAGCTCCATCGCCACCGCACACGGGCAGGACTGCGCATCGGATCGGACGGCGACCCGAACCGCGTCAACCTTCTCCGCTACGTCGCATGGCTCTTCGACCAGCGGCACTCGCCCGGGCGCGCGGACGACGCCGGGCCCGACTACGAGCTGGTGCGCGAGCGCTCCCGTCTCCGCAACGCGATGCTGTCCCTCTCCGGCCGCGACATCGGCGCGCTGCCCGAGGTCCAGGACGCGGCGAGGAAGGCGAAAGCCGAGCGCGACTTCCGGTTCTTCTGCGAGACGTACCTCCGGCAGACGTTCCACCTGGCGTGGTCGCCGGATCACTTGAAGGTGATCGCGAAGATCGAGGCGGCGGTGCTCGAAGGCGGCCTCTTCGCGATGGCGATGCCGCGCGGGTCGGGCAAGACCTCGCTCTGCGAGACGGCGTGCCTGTGGGCGATGCTCTACGGCCACCGGGAGTTCGTGGCCCTCGTTGGCAGCGACGAGGAGCACGCGGCGAGCATGCTCGACTCGATCAAGGCCGAGCTCGAGAACAACGATCTCCTGCTGGCCGACTTCCCCGAGGCGTGCTTCCCGATCCGGCGCCTCGAGGGCATCCACCAGCGGGCGGCGGGCCAGCTCCACGGCGGGAGGCAGACCCACATCGGCTGGACCGCGAAGGAACTCGTCCTGCCCTCGATCGACGGGTCGAAGTCGTCGGGCGCGATCATCCGCGTCGCCGGGATCACCGGGCGCGTGCGCGGCATGAAGCACAAGCGGCCCGACGGCGGCGCGGTGCGGCCGTCGCTCGTCCTGATCGATGACCCGCAGACCGACGAGTCGGCGCGGAGCCCCTCGCAGTGCGAGACGCGGGAGCGCATCCTCTCGGGCGCCATCCTCGGGCTCGCGGGGCCGGGCAGGAAGATCGCCGGGCTCATGACGCTCACCGTCGTGCGACCGGACGACTTGGCCGACCGCCTCCTCGACCGCGACAAGCACCCGCAGTGGCAGGGCGAACGGACGCGGATGGTCTACTCGTTCCCGGCGAACGAGGCGCTCTGGGCGCGCTACGCGGAGCTCCGGGCCGACGGCCTGCGGGCCGACGCGGGCATCGCCGCGGCGACGGCGTTCTACCGCGAGCACCGCCAAGCGATGGACGAGGGCGCCGTCGTCGCGTGGGCCGAGCGGTTCAACCACGACGAGGCGTCGGCCGTCCAGCATGCGATGAACCTGCGGCTCCAGAGCGAGACCGCCTTCTGGGCCGAGTACCAGAACGCGCCGCTGCCGGAGACGAGCCTCGCCGAGGACGACCTCCTCACCGCCGACCAGATCGCCGCCAAGACCAACGGCCACGCGCGGCGAGAGGTGCCGATCGGCTGCACGCGGCTGACGATGTTCGTCGACGTGCAGGCCAAGGCGCTCTTCTGGCTCGTCGCCGCGTGGGAGGACGACTTCACCGGCTACGCCATCGACTACGGCACCGAGCCCGACCAGAAGGCGCCCGGGGGGTACTTCACGCTGCGGGATGCGCGGATCACGCTGGCCGATGCGTCGTCGCGGGCGGGCCTCGAAGGCGCGGTCTACGCGGGGCTCGAACGCCTGATCGAGGCGACTGTGGCCCGCGAGTGGCGGCGCGACGACGGCGCGATGGTGCGCATCGACCGCTGCCTGATCGACGCGAACTGGGGATCGTCGACGGACGTCGTCTACCAGTTCTGCCGCCAGTCGCAGCACGCGGGGACCATCATGCCGAGCCACGGCCGCTACGTCGGGGCGTCGAGCATCCCGTTCAGCGAGTACCGCCGGAAGCGCGGCGACCGCGTGGGCCTCAACTGGCGCGTGCCGACGATCACGGGTCGGCGCGCGGTGCGGCACGTCGTCTTCGACACGAACTACTGGAAGAGCTTCGTGCACGCGCGGCTCGCGGTGCCGATGGGCGATCCGGGATGCCTCTCGCTCTTCGGACGCACTCCGGCGATGCATCGACTGCTGGCCGACCACCTGCTCGCCGAGTACCGCGTGCGGACCGAGGGGCGGGGTCGCACCGTTGACGAGTGGAAGCTCAGGGTCGAGAGCCTCGACAACCACTGGTTCGACTGCGCGGTCGGCGCGGCGGTGGCGGCGTCGATGGAGGGGGCGGTGCTCTTCGGGACGGGCGAGTCGATGGCGGCGAGCAGACCGCGACTCAAGCTCTCGGCGATGCGGAGGGCGCGATGAAGCCCGCACAGTCGAAGCGACCTGCAAGGGGCGAGCGCGGCATCCGATGCCCCGCCTGTGGGTGCGGCCACTGGCGGGTAATCTACACTCGACCGGCGTGCGGCGGCCGGCTGGTCCGCCGACGAGAGTGCCGAAACTGCGGCAAGCGCGTCACCACGACCGAGCGGTGGGGCGGCCAGTCTGAAGCGCACGCAAGCGTCCATCGATGATCGATCGCGATACTTCGAGAGCAGAGTGCGTCTCGCAACAGGCACGCCGACGACATCGCTTTCGAGAAGAAGCACCCATCTTGGGAGGAGACCAACTCGTGAGCCACAACTTGGATGTCTATGTCACGGATAGCGACGGCGACGCTGTGAAGGGCGTCAAGGTCCGAATCGTCATCGACGGGTTCTGGAAGGGCGGCGCGTTGGAGGAATTCACGGACGACGACGGCCATGCAGAGTTCGAAACCGCGGATGACTACGAGAGCTCGCGAGAGCTGAACATCTTCGTTCGTGGCGAGAAGTTCGGGCCATACGACATCGGCGGGGGCTCCTATACCGTGCAGCTGGGCTGAGCTGAAGCAGCACGACTCCGCGGCCCGTCTCCTTGGGCCACCTTGTCATCGTCGTGACGATTCGTGTCGAGGCAGAATGTCTGCCAATGTAGCGATCTTCGAGACTCCGCCCCGTGAGCGGACATGACGTCGCTCCACGCGGACTTCACCGCGCCCGCGCGGGCCCGCTCCGCGCGGTGGCGAACGACTGGAGCGACGCGATCTGCCCGCCGAAGCCGGAGGTTGACAAGCTCACCGGCGGCACGGCGTTCCGATGGCAAGGCCGCGCTCGCAGGACTCCGGTGTTAGCATCCGATGATGGCGAACGCCTTCATGAACCTCGTTAAGGTCCTGTTTGGATCGGTGCTTTCGATCATCTGGCTGCCTCTCGGGGGGCTCTTCTGGTTTCCGCTTGTCATCCGCGCGTTGGCCGGGTTCTCGCTCTCAGTCACCCGCGCGGCGGTTGTCGGCGGCCCAGTGGACGGCAAGACCTTGGAGCACGCGATCCGCGTTTGGGGGGAAGGCTTCAGGCACATCTGGCGGGGCCTATTCCGAAGCGAAGGCGACCCGGCGCCAGTGGACCAAGCCAAGCTCGGCAGGTTGGCCTTTGAGTGCTTGTGGGCCGCGCTCGTGTGGTACTCCACTGTTTGGATCGCTTCCCGCTGGATTCCAGGGCTCTCCGGGTTTCACGAGTGGTGGTCTTCACCGCTTCGGCCGTTCTACGAGATGTTCCGCGACCAGTCGCTCTGACGCGTGATCAGCATCCCCAAGTGCGGTGCGACGCGCCTGCGCCCAGCCTTCGATCGCCACGGTCAAGATCGAGTCGCGCGCTGCGCTGAGATCGTCGCACCGCGGAGATGCGATCTTGCGACCTGTGTCTACCGGTGTAACGATCTTCGAGATTCCGTCTCGCCAGCGGACATGACTCCGCGCCACGGCGTACTCCCCAAGTAGCGGCCCGCGCTTCGGCCGCACTGGGACCCGCCGTGGCCGAAGACCTCGACCCCAATCTTGGGCAGACCATCCGCGACAACGCCTCCGGCCCCGCCAAGGCGTCGAACGAGACCGGCTCGGTCGAGCAGCATCCGCTGCGCGACCAGATCGAGGCCGACCGCTATCTCGCGTCGAAGTCCGCCGCCACGAACCCCAGGCGGGCCCTGCGGCTCACGAAGCTCGTGCCCCCGTCGGCGACCGGAGGGTCGTGCTGATGCGCGGGCTTCTGTCGTCGATCCTCGGCCGACGCCCTGCGGCGACTCCGCCACGACGCCCCGCGAGCCGTCGGCTGATCCTGCGCGCCGGATTCGACGCCGCGAAGACGACCGACGAGAACCGCCGCCACTGGGCCGAGGCGGATCACCTCAGCGCCGACGCCGCCGCGACCCCCGAGGTCCGGCGCGTCCTGCGTGCCCGCGCCCGCTACGAGGCCGCGAACAACTCCTACGCGAAGGGCGTCGTCTCGACGCTCGCCAACGACTGCGTCGGCACCGGCCCCCGGCTTCAGGTCCTCACCGACGACGCCGAGGCGAACGCCGCCATCGAGATCGCGTTCGCGGCGTGGGCCAAGGCGGTCGACCTGCCGGGCAAGCTCCGCACGATGCGGATGGCGAAGGCCGTCGACGGCGAGGCGTTCGCGCTCCTCACGACCAACCCCGAGATCGCGAGCCCGGTGCTCCTCGACCTGCGCCTCGTCGAGGCCGATCAGGTCACGACGCCGTCGATGCGGCTGCCCTCCCTCGCGTCGGACGCTGGCGTCGACGGCATCGAGTTCGACGAGCACGGCAACCCGACGTTCTACCACGTCCTCCGCGCCCATCCGGGCGCCCTCTTCGGCCTGCCCACCGCCGAGTTCGACCGCGTGCCCGCGTCGGGGATGCTCCACATTCACCGGGTCGACCGGCCCGGCCAGTCGCGCGGCGTGCCCGAGATCACCCCGGCGCTGCCGCTCTTCGCGCAGCTCCGCCGCTACACGCTCGCCGTGCTCGGCGCGGCCGAGACCGCCGCCGACTTCGCGGGCATCCTCTACACCGACGCGCCCGCCGCGGGCGAGGCCGAGTCGATCGAGCCGATGGACACGGTCGAGCTCGAGTCGCGGGCGCTCGTCACCATGCCCGCGGGCTGGAAGATGGGCCAGGTCGACGCGAAGCAGCCGTCGACCACCTACGGCGAGTTCAAGCGCGAGATCCTCAACGAGATCGCCCGCTGCCTGAACATGCCGTTCAACGTCGCGGCGGGCAACAGCGCCTCGTACAACTACGCCTCGGGGCGCCTCGACCACCAGACGTACTTCAAGGCGATCCGCGTCGAGCGGAGCGAGTTCGAGTGCCGCGTGCTCGACCGCGTCCTCGTCGAGTGGCTGCGCGAGGCGACTCGCGCGCTCGGCATCGTCCCCGCCGCCCTCCGCGACTCGATGACCGTGCCGCATGCGTGGTTCTGGGATGGCCACGAGCACGTGGACCCCGCGAAGGAGGCCACGGCGCAGTCGACGCGCCTCGCGTCGCACACGACGACCCTCGCCGCCGAGTACGCCCGCATGGGACTCGACTGGGAGGACCAGATCCGCCAGCGGGCGAAGGAGGTCGCGCTCATGGAGGAGCTCGGCCTCGCGTCCGCTGCGGCAGCCGCCGACAACCGAACCGCTGTCATGGAGGACGACGATGCCGAACGCATCTCCCCGAACGACTGAGCTCCGCGCGGTGCGCATGAGCGCGCCGATCGAGCGCTGGAGCGACATCGAGGCCGCGCCCGGAGGTCGCGCCGGCGACGCCTCCGCCGAAGGCGGCGCGAAGCCGCTGCGGCGCTTCGAGATGGTCGCCTACACCGGCGCCGCGATGGAGCTCGCGGGCTGGGACGCGCCTGTCGTCATCGACCTGGCGGGCCTCGCCATCCGAGGAACGGCACGACCGATCCTCAAGGACCACTCGCCGTCGATGATCGTCGGCCACACCGAGTCGGTCGGCGTCGAGGCGGGCCGCCTGCGGGTTTCGGGAATCCTCTCGGGCTCCGGCCGCGTCGCAGGCGAGATCGCCGAGTCGAGCCGCAACGGCTTCCCGTGGCAGGCGAGCGTGGGCGCGAAGGCCACCCGCGTCGAGCTCGTGAAGAAGGGCCAGACCGCCGCCGCGAACGGCCGCATGTTCGAGGGCCCCGTGCATGTCGTGCGGGCGTCGACACTCAGCGAGATCAGCTTCGTGGCGCTCGGCGCGGACGACGACACGTCGGCGCGCGTGGCGGCCATCGCACCCGCCCCCGCCCCCGGAAGCGGCGGAGACGAAGACGAGAACGACATGGACAACCTCAAGGACGACACCACCTCGCCGGTTCACGCCGGTGCATCCGCCATCGACGGCCGCAGCGACCCCATCGCCGCATTGCGCACGCAGGCCGCCGCCGAGGTCCACCGCCTCGCCGCCCTGCGCACCGTCTGCTCCGGCCACCCCGACATCGAGGCCAGGGCCATCGTCGAGGGCTGGTCGACGGAGAAGGCCGAGCTCGCCGTGCTCCGCGCGGCGCGGCCCGCTCCCGGCATCGCCGGTCCCTTCGCGGGGTCCGGCCGCCAGCCCCTCACGTCGCGCGTGCTCGAGGCCGCCGCCTGCCTCTCGGCGGGCGTGAGCGAGAAGCGCCTGCTGCGCGACTTCGGCGAGCAGACGCTCGACGCGGCCCACCCCCTCCGCGCCATCGGCCTCAAGGACCTCGCCGCCAACTGCGCTCGGCTCGAAGGCAAGGACGTGCCGCACGTCTTCGGCGACGGCGCGGCGACCATCCAGGCGGCGTTCACCACGCTGTCGCTGCCCACGATCCTCGAAGGCACGATGCAGCGGACGATGCTCGAGGCGTACGAGGCCGTGCCCGTCGTCGCCTTCGACGTCTGCCGCGTGGGCAGCGTGAAGGACTTCCGCGAGGTGACGCGCGTGCGCCTCCTCGGCGCAGGCCGCTGGGAGCGCGTGGCGCAGGACGGCGAGCTCCAGAGCGGCAAGCTCTCCGAGCAGACCTTCAAGAACCAGGCCGAGACGCGCGGCATCCTGATCACGCTGACCCGGCAGGACATCATCAACGACGACCTCGGCGCGTTCCTCGACCTGCCCCGTCAGGTCGGCATGGACGGCGCGGCGACGATCGACGACGAGTTCTTCCGGCTGCTCCTCTCGAACCCCGGCTCGTTCTTCTCGGTCGGCAACGCGAACCTCCTCTCGGGCGTCGACACGGCGTTCGGCGTCGACTCGCTCTCGACCGCGAAGACGGCGTTCCAGAAGATCAAGATCGGCCCCGGTGCCGAGGCGAAGGACCAGAAGCCGATCAACATCCGCCCGACGCGGCTGCTCGTTCCCGTCGAGGTCGAGACGGACGCCCAGATCCTCCTCGGCTCGGCGCAGATCCAGCTCGATGGCGCGACGGCCAAGACCAAGCTCCCCGTCGACAACCCCCACCGGGGCAGGTACGGCCTCTCGGTCGCGCCGCACCTCTCGGACACCTTCTACAGCGGCAACAGCGCCAAGGCGTGGTACCTCTTCGCCGACCCGCGCCTCGTCGCAGCGTTCGAGATCGTGTTCCTCAACGGGAGGCAGCAGCCGACCATCGAGCGCACGCCGACCCCGGCGAACACGCTCGGCGTCTCGTGGGCGGCGTACATCGACTTCGGCGTGCGGGAGCAGGACCCGCGCGGCGCGATCAAGGTCAAGGGCGAGGCCTGAGCCCGGACACGGACCCGACCGGGCGCGATCTCCTCGCGCCGTGAACTCCTGGAGGCACGGAAGGAACAGACATGGCACGATTCATCCAAGAAGGCAACTCGATCGACCACACGCCCGGCGCGGACGTCGCGGCCGGAGCCGTCGTCGTGCAGGGCGATCTCGTCGGCGTCGCGGCGCGCGACATCAAGGCGAACAAGCTCGGGGCGCTCGCCGTCTCCGGCGTCTTCGACTTCCCGAAGGCGACCTCGGGTGGCTCGGCGATCGCCGCCGGAGCCCTCTGCTACTGGAACGCCGGGACGCAGCAGGCGACGACCACCGCCAGCGGCAACAAGCTTGTCGGCAAGTGCGTGAAGGCGGCCGTCGACGCGGACGCGCTCGTCCGCATCCGCATGTCGCAGTGACCCCCGGAACCCCCGGACCACCTCCGCCCCCCATGCCCGACCTCATCGCCAACGGAGCCGCGTGGCTCGCCGAGCAGCGCAAGGCGCATCTCTCCAAGGAGATCGCCTACGTCGTCGGCGCGGTATCGACCCCGATGCTCGCCACGATCGGCAGGACGGAGTTCGAGGTCGTCGGCGAGGGCGGCGTCATGGAGCGGGTCGAGTCGCGCGACTTCATCGTGGCGACGGCGGACCTCCCGGCGACGCCGGAGCGCGGCCACCGCATCCACGAGACCGTCGGCGAGCAGGTCCACGTCTTCGAGGTCATGGCTCCCGTCCGGAGCGCACCCGCGTGGCGATGGGCCGACGCCCAGCGCACGGCCTGGCGCATCCACACCCGCCTCGTCTCCAAGGAGGACGCATGACCGGAAGCACCTCACTGCTCGAACTGCTCGGCTGGTTCCAACTGATGGCGCTGATCCTCGGCTTCGTCGCCGCCTGCGCCTTCCTCGGCGAGCGGAACGGCCGGATCGACGAGAACGCCCGGGCGATCGCCCGGCTCACGTCGAGCGTGGAGGACCTCGTGAGGGCGCAGGCCACAATGAACGCGACGATCGCCGGCGGCCAGCGGACCCTCGACGGCGTGATCCGCCGACTCGACGACGTGGTCCGTCGGCTCGAAGAGCGCGACGACCGCCGCACACGGGCCTCGCGGTCCCGCCACGACGACGCAGGCTTCGCCATCGACGGCGAACAGGCCGCCTGCGGCGAGGAGGTGCGCTGATGCCCGCCCGCATCGTCCTCGTCGCCGAGGCCGTGGCCACCGCGATCAACGCGGTGGCCCTCCCCATCCCCGTGCAGGCGCAGATGAAGTGGATGCCGCTCGCCGAGCGCGAGGACATGGGCCTGATCTCCTGCTGGGCGATCCCCGGCACCGAGGCGCCTTCGAGCGTCGCGCGGGGTCGCGGCCAGTACGACTGCGAGATCCTCGTCGCCCTCCAGAAGGGGGTTCAGGACGAGGCCGAGATCAGCGACCTCGCCGCGAATCTGGAAGCGATCGCCGCCGCCCTCTTCCAGAGGACGCTGCCGCTGGTCTTCGAGGACGTGCCGCAGGGCGAGGCCGTCTACCTCTCGATGCGGCTCGACCCCCTCCTCGACACCGACCACTGGAACCGCCTCAGGCAGTACACCGGCGTGCTGCGCATCACCTACCGGGTCCACGCATGAGCGCCCCCGTCGCCTTCGAGCTCACTGTCGGGACGACCTACGTGCGGCTGAGCTCCGCGCGGCTGATCTGCGACTGCACGGTCTGGAACACGAGCGGCACGAACCTGGCCTACCTGAGCGTCGACGGCGGCGCGACGCGGGCCACGCTGGGCACCCGCGCGGGCACGAGCCTGCGCGGCGTGAACCTCAACGACGTCTTCGTCGCCGCGGCCGGCGCCGGGACGGTGGTCGCCGTCATCGGCAACACGCGGTAGCCGCCCCTCGGCACCC